ACCGACCGCTTCCTTCAGCGTATCCATAAGCTGACTGAAAGTCTTAACGTCCTGTGCCGCTGCGAACGCCTTTTTACCGATCTCAGTCGTTTCGTCGGCGTACTGGCGCAGCGTTCCGACCAGCGCATCTGTCGTCATCCACTGGTCCTGCAAGCTGTCGTTGAAGCCGTGCGTCGCGTCGATCACATTGCCCTTGACCGTCTTATACATGCCGTCGGCAGTCTTTGTCAGTGTGCCGCAGGCTACGGCGGACTCCAGAAGCTGTGTCTTGAACTCCACTGTCGCCATGTTGGCGTTTTCGATGGACTTCCAGTCGATCAGCTTGACATAACCGGCGCTCAGCGCCTGTGCAAAGTTATACATGGCACGGGAGGCTTCATTGGTGTTTGCGCCGGAGACCGCGGCCACGTTGGAAACGCCCTGAATGGCCATGACGGCATCTTCCAGCCCGACACCCGCATTGGTGAATTTACCGATGTTGGAGGTCATGTCCTGAAACGAGTAGATCGTCTTATCAGAATAAGTGTTCAGCTCGTTCAGGTATTTGTTGACTTCCTCCAGCGATGCTCCGGTGCTCATCATGATGGTCTGGATCGAACCCATTTTCAGTTCGTATTCGTCAAACCCCTGTGAGATTGGCGCAATGGTCAAAGACTCTATCATCCGTTTTCCAGCGTTGACCGCCGAATTGGTGATGTTGGCGAGGGCGGTTATACCCATGACCTCCAGCGCCGAAAAGCGCGCCTTGACTGTTTCCACGGCGTCGGACACACCGGACATATCAAACCGCTTGGCCGTTGCATTGACATTTTCAAGCCCTTTGGTAGCGCCCTCCAGATTCAGGCTCTGTTTCAGCTTTTCCAGCGTAGACAGGCTCGTCTGCACGTTAGCTTCAAACTGCTTGTTGTCAAATCGCATTTCTACGACTCTTTCGTCAACAGTCGTGCTCATGTCTTTGTAACCTCCCTCCATGCGTCATTTGCAATGCGGTCAAAAATAGGCTGGATCGCAGGGTTGATGTAATCTCGTCCCTGTACCCAGCCTCCGGTCCCCGTTCCATGCCCGTATTGCAGAATGATGGCAATGGGGACACCATTTTGAATGTTGGAATTGTTGAATGTGATCGTGGCGACGCCGCCCCGGTTCGTGACCTTGTAGGACCACGATTTAGCCGTCAAACCCGAATCGACAGGCGTTGCGGCAGCCAGAGCGGCCACGCCGGCCTGACCGTATTTATCGAGGTCGCCAAGCTTCACCGCTTCCTTGGCCCGTTCCAGAAACCGCGTCAGTCTGGAAAAGTCGCCCTGCTGTCGAAATGTGATCATTCCGGCCTCCTGTTTATTCTGCTTTCTTCTGGAGTCCCTTCAGAACTTCCTGAAGCTTATCAAAGCCGAACATTGCGGCATAAGCCGCCATGAACCCGACAACGATTGCACCGACAACCAGATACCAGGTCAGTGCAATGCCGTTCATCTGCGCGTCAGCGCCTCGGCGATGATAAGTGCCAGAAGATTGGTCGGGATCTTGTCCCAAGTGATCTTTTTCAGAACCTGCACGATGATATTGGTCATCACCGTGATACCGGCAATAATGCTCAGCAGTACCGAAAGATTTAGTGCATCCATAATGCGTTCTCCTCCTAAATAGCGGGGCTCTCTTCCGAACTCTCTTGATTGGTGGTCGTGAAACCGGCAGCTTTCGCGGCTGCGTATTTAATGCCCTCTCCGTCAGCTCCGCAGTTTTCGATCGTGCTCTTTGTCACGATTTTCCCCAGCACAAGACCGGCCGCGGTCCCGATTGGGGTAAAAACCACCGTCCAGCACATTAGCGCGCCGGTATAACCGGTTTGAATACTCTCTCTGGCAAGATAAAAGCCGCCGATCAATCCCGCCGCAAGAAATGCGATAATGTAAAGCGCCAGTCGGTTGGTAAATCCGAGTCCGGCAAGATGGTCGATCACGCTGCGGCGCTTCTTTTTGGCAAGGCGCTTTCCATGCAGAGAGATCATCGTCATGCCAGCCCGTATTTTCGGGCAAAGCGGTAAAGAAGCTGGGCAGCCTGCTCACGGGTCAGGAAATCCTCCCACATCATGTTCGGCTGTCCGTCTTTAGCGCAGGTGCCGTTTCCGGCGAAAAGGCCCTCCCGAATGGCAAAGTCCCTCGCCTCCTGGCTCCAGCTTCCACTGTCGTTGTCCCGCAGGTCACTGCGGTATTTATTCATCGAAGCGGCAAACATCTTGTCAAAAGTTGCCTGATCCATGTTATCTTCCTCCTCTGTGATCACGGAATAGTCGGGGCGGCCGTAACCGCCGATCTTCTCGTAGCTCAATGCGTAGGACTTGTTTCGGACACAGCCGCCGTTTTCCACAACGCCCGCCGCGCTGGAGGTATTGCCCTCAATGGTGTAGACCCGTCCGTTCTCCACCTTTTCCACAAGACCGGTGTGGTAAAAAGACTTGCCGCCATCCTTTGAGAAGAAGATCTGATCTCCGCTCTGCGGGTTTTGGGTGAAGAAACGGCCGAGATTTTTGTAGTAGCGCACGCTCTCCGTGCATCCTGCGCCGTAGCCGTCGAGAATCTGCCCGGTCATCACCAGCGTCTTCTCCAGTCCAAAGGTCTTGACAAAACACCAATCGCAGAACATATCGCACCAGGCGTAGCTGTTTTTCGGCCCGTTGTATAAACCGAGCGCATCCAGATCTCTTGCATACTTGGTCCAGTTACGGTCTCCGGCATTGGCCGTTTTGTCGTCAAGCTGTGCGTTGCTCGCTTTTTCCAGATAACCGATTTCGGCTCTTGCTGTGGCGATCAGCCGCTGCTGAGCAGTCATAGCCGCATTCCTCCTTATCCCTTTGTGTTGAGTTGTTTTCTGCGCGCCGCGTTCAAGGCGGCGTTCCGCCTCATGATGTCGCCCTGACTCTTCCGCTTCGGCTTCCGGTTCTTGACCTCGCATACCTTGATCAAGGTCAAAAGCCGGTTCAAATGCCATTTCTGGTATTCCGGCGGGATGTTCAGTGCGATCATCCAGTAATAGATCAGCTCCGCCGTGATCTGCTCACGCCCCGGCCGTCCGTTTTTCTCGTCGGAAAAGCGGGTTGCAGTCATGGGCGCTTCGATATAGCGGTTGATCTCCTCGATGTTGGCATCGGTAAGGCGGTTGTAAACGTCGGGGTTCACGTTCTGCGTCAGCGTCATGCATTTTACATAGTAAATGGTCTCCTCAAGCGTCTTTTCCTGCTTGGAGAGAAACGGCTTGCAGAATTTGGACTCCCATTTTGAAAGAGAAACAAGAGAATGCTCCAGTTGAAGCGTCTGCTCCTTGGTATAGCGGAACTCCTCTTTTCTCTCATCCCAGAATTCCATTTCCGGAATCGTGATTCGGAGCATCTCTTATCCTCCATTTCCTTCGTTGTCAGTTCGTTGCCGCAGGCTGTGCGTGGACGCTGTCCATCTGCTTCGGCAGCACCTGGTTGATGAAAGCCGCGGCCTTGTCCGCATCGGTCGCCAGGGACATGAACAGCTCAGAGTAAGCCTCCGTCTGTGCAAAAGCCTCCGCGATCTCCTTGGACTTCATCAGGCGCTTGCCGTCGGGAGACTTTTCGCCGTATGCCTTCAGAATGAATTCCTTGAATACGGTGACCAGTGTCGGCGTATCCTGCGCGGAAATGATCTTGCGGATCATCTCGGTGTACCCGCCGGTGGTGCCAAGCTCCATTTCCATGACCTCGGCCTTATTCAGATTGAAATAAAAGTCCTCCGTGCGGATCACGTTGTTATAATCAGTGTAAGTGATAGGGTATTTCAGCATAGTGGGTTTCTCCTTTCAAAAGTAAAAAGTTGGGGAGCCGCCCGCCAAACGGAATACGACTCCCCGGTTTTCATAATTCAGTGCATCAGGCAACGTTCAGAAGCTGCGCGATCTCATCAGGCAGAGGCAGACGAGGCTCGGTTTCGGTGTCGCCGAACAGAATCTTCTCCAGCTCGGCCAGCTTCGTGGGGTCGGCCTTGGTGGAGTCGATGGTCAGAGAAGCGGTAGGCTTGTGGCCGGTGACATTGACCGGGGTGGTGCTCAGCTCCCAGCTGAAGGTGATGGC